TGCAGCTTTGTACTTGGCAGACCCAAGCCGAGCATTGAAAGATTATTTGGCAGCAGGTGTAGCCGCTATCGCTGGCCCTGCACTCAAAGCACTTGACTCTTCAGCAACCGAATTCGGTCGCGGAGCCAAGTAGCAATGAATCGGGGGATTATTCTTGAACAAGCAAAAACTCTCACAAATAATGACAGGCAACAGTCGTATGGCACGCCTCTGTCAAACTTCACTCGTATTGCTAATCTTTGGAGTAGTTATCTTGAAATTGATATAACTCCAGAACAAGCTGCTATGTGTATGGCTTTAGTTAAAGTCAGTCGTAGTATGCAAAGCAAAGAGGTTGATAATTACATTGATGGCGCTGCTTATTTTGCCATTGCGGGGGAGTTATCAAATGGATAAAGATATGATTACTTTTGTTCCGACCAGAGGCAGACCTGATAATGCTTTGGAGCTTCTAAATATCTATAAAGAATTGTCAACCTGTTCTGAACTTGTTTTTATTATTGATTCATCTGACCCAGCCTTAAATGAATACATTGAAAAAGTTGGTTTAGGCAACTCGTACATAGTTGATAATGAAACACGCGGTATGGCTTATCCGCTTAATTATGTATCTAATCGTTATCAGGAATCTGAACGCTATAAATTTTACTGCTTTATGGGTGATGACCACCGACCAAGAACGCACGATTGGGATGGCAAACTAACCCAGGCGATGTCAAAGCCAGCATCATTGGCTTATGCAAATGATTTATTTCAAGGTAAAAATCTGCCCACGATGATTGCAATGACAAAAGCCATTGTTACCGAACTTGGCGGTATGACCCCGCCGAATATGAGGCATCTCTACCTAGACAATTTCTGGCTTCGACTGGGCAATGACCTAGATGCCATAGCCTATTTAGACGATGTGATTGTGGAACACATGCACCCTGTCGCTGGCAAAGCGGCAATGGATGAAGGTTATGCCACCGTCAATGCCAAAGAAGTTTATCTAGCCGACAAAGTTCAATTTTTGCAATATATATCCAGCGCCAAATATCAAGAAGTATTAAATAATCTAAAGGCGCTTCAATGAAGATTTTAATTACTGGTGATGCTGGCTTTGTCGGCAGAGCTTTTAGAAGACATTTAGATTCAAAAATAAACACTATTGTTGGGGTTGATTTAGTTAACGGTTTAGATTGTCGTGATTTTTTTCGTAAAGATAATACAACTTTTGATGTTGTAATCCACTTAGCAGCAATTGTCGGTGGGCGAGTGACCATTGAAGGCAACCCAATGTCGGTTGCCGCTGACCTTGCCATAGATGCAGATATGTTTCAATGGGCGCTTAGAACTAAACCCAAGCACATTGTTTACTTTTCTTCTTCAGCTGCCTATCCAATTTATTTACAAAAAAAGGCTTACAATCAATTACTCTCTGAACGAGATATAAATTTAGAACATATCCGAACGCCAGATTTAACCTATGGCTGGGCAAAGCTATCTGGTGAGATGCTCGCTTCTTATGCCAGAGCCGAAGGCTTAAATATTTCTGTGTTGCGACCTTTTAGCGGATACGGTTCTGACCAATCACTTGATTATCCATTCCCAACTTTTATTCAACGCGCTAAAGAGCGACTTGACCCATTTTCAGTTTGGGGAAGTGGCGAACAAGTGCGCGATTTTATTCATATTGACGATATTGTGAGAGCCACCTTTGAGTGCATCACAAACGATGTTAAGGTTTTGAACCTCTGCACGGGAAGACCAACTAATTTTATTCAACTTGCTGAGCTATGTATGCTTCAGGCTGGCTACTTGGCACCGATTAAATCCAACAAAGCAAAACCTGTTGGAGTTGAATATAGAGTTGGAAATCCCAGATTGATGCTTGAAGTTTATACTCCAAGAATCTCCCTAGAGGAAGGCATCGCGCAAGCGTTAGCCAACTAAAAATCCCCTACTTCGTTAATGATAACGGAGTAGGGGATTTTTCTAGTTTAATAAATCATTAGGAGTGTTAATACCTTTAGCCCAAGTTGCTATTACTTTACGCTTGATAATTTCTTGAATAAATAATGGAAGTACAATTTCTTTTATAGGTCGTTTGGGCAAAACCATTAAAGCCAACAATGCCCAGAAGCCAAACAGCATTCCCATAACCGACCAAAAGAAAAAGCGCCTACCGCATCCAAAAGCTGTCATTGCAACTAATGGTGCGGCAAGCACATTCCACCAACTCATAGCCAACCCATAATCGGAGCTGGTTGGATGTCTTTAACGATTTCATAGAACTTACCGTTTTCGTGAAGTGAGCCAGCTGTAACCACATAACCATTATGTTTAATATCAATCCCATCGCGTAACTTGCCTGGGAATTTAGAATCAAGTGGCGCTGAATAATAAAGATGAAATCCATCTCCTGTTTTAACTGTAAATGTATCGGTGTTTAATCCATCTAAAGTTCCACCATTACGAAAATCAACATCGTAAACAACCAATCCGCTTGTGGCGCAAGCGATGCCGATATTGAGCAATCTTGATTTAATGAACCAACTCTCTACTAAATCTGGGTCATTGCTTGCCGACTTGTAGCCACTTTTTGCAATCGGAAAGAACGGTGCCTTTTGTCCAGGCTGGCAAGGAAGTACATACCAGCCGCGTTCTGCAAATGAACGAGCCATAGTTGCTGTAGTCATTTCACATACTCCTTTAATGAGTCAATGATTATTTCACTAACGGTCTTACCTTCGGACTTGGCTTTGGCTTTGGCTTGTTGCCATAGCTTTTGTGATACTCGTACTGACCGTGCTGGTTTTGGTGTCATTTGATATTTCCCCTAGCAATAGATGCTGATGTTTCACAATGTATGCAGATGATTATGTTGCCAGTTTTACTAAAAGTACATCCTGATTCAATATCTTTGGCGATTTGTTCGCGCAAGGTGAGTTCGTAATCCATTAGATATTCCTTCATTGCACTCACTTTGTCACCTCTTCAATCAGCTTTTGGCAAGAGCCATAGCCATTGCCTGTCCAACAGATGTCACCCGTTGAGTGCATTAAAACAACTAGGGCGATGAATCCGATGATGCCAATTACAATCCAGCCGCGCATTGTGATTATTTCATACCATTGTTTTTTCATATTAGTTACCTTCCTTGATAATAACTGGAACAGATGTTAAACCAATTTGTATAGCAATTACAGCTCTATGGTGTCCATTTTTAAGATTTAATTCTCCTGATTCAAATTTATCTATTTCTAATGGCGTTTGAATTCCATTTTTGATAATGTCTTGTTTTAATTCATCAAATGTGCCTTGCCAAATACCATTTTTTGATAAATCAAATTCTGTCATTTGACCAATAATTTTGCCACCATATTCGGGATGACTGTGTAATTTTGATAATTTGCTAATTAACATATTACTTACCCTTCTTGATGTTTTTTGTTTCTCTCTTGACAATTTCGCTAATGATTTCGTCAATGCGAACAAGATATTTTTCTCTTTTGTCTTCTGTGGTATTCCAGCTGCCTAATCTTGCATAATAAACTTCAAGACTGGCTTCAAGCGTTTGCGTGCTTATCCCCTGATAATTCATATTAGTTACCTACCTTAACTATTTCAAAAGTTCTATCTGAAGAATCTCCCTTAACCGCAAAACCTTCTTTTGAAAGAACCTCTGTAAATTTTTCTAAAGTTTCTTGACGCTTTTCTTCGTTGCAGTCATACCCATAGACCTTGAAGTAAACGGTGGAACAAAGTTGCCATACGCTGACTCCGCTTGCGATTGATGGGTAGTTCCGACCTGTTGCATCAACATATCTGATGCCGTTTTTCTTAATAAGACCACGAACCTTTGCAGTCGAGATGACTGGCTTATTTCTTCTCATTTTTAGTTACCTGCCTTTGTAAGTAATCCAGCTGCAATAATGCGTTTTTCTAATTCTAAAAAACTTAAATGGCTAAACTGTTCAGGATTGTATTTACGAATCAAGTGCATTTTTGCATCTTTAAGTGAATCAAATTTATTGCCTAAAAATTGACCATCAACTTCTGTGATGTACCAACCACCAGAGCCGCGACCCCATAATTGGCTGGACTCGTATTTTGCAATTCTTTCACCAGTTGATGCTAAGCAATCGTTGTACTCATCTTTTCCGAATGTTACTTTGTTCATTGTCGTACCTTCCTTTAGGTGAGCTACTTGGTTTTCGCCCATACCCCAAAGATAGTTATTGTCCATACACCTGTCAATACATAAGGCAATAATCTTTTATCGGCGTGTCGCGAGTCGGCACGGTGCCTGTCTGAAGGGTGTGCTTAAATACGCCTACCAACTACTAAGGAAGGAACTGGTTATGCAATACATCATATTTGGGGCTGTAATCGCCATCTGTGGGCTTCTATGGGCAATCCTAGAGCTTCAGAACGACCCGCTTGAACAGGCAATAGAAGAGGCAAATGCCTGGGATTCCCAGCAAAAGCGATTGAGGCAGGTGCTTGGAAAATGACCTACCGAGAGAATCTTTTTAGCCTTCACCTATCTTCTTCGGGTGGAATCCATCTCTTCCTAGAAGAGCGCGATGCCAACCTAGACCTTGCTGTTGAAGTGGGTAATGAAGTTGACGGCGGTTTACTAGATGAATTATGCGGCGCATCTGAATTTAGAAATCTGAAAACAAATGAAGGTGCAGATAGTTTAGATAGAATCCGAAGTCAGGTTCCTGATTTCGTTTCCCACATTGCCATTATGTCTTATGACGAAGCATTAAATTTGGCACAAGATTTAATAATGATGGCAAAAACTCAACAAGCATTATTAAAATTATCAACACCAATCCAATCAAAATTACAATTGGTTGAGTAGTGGCAAATCCAAACGGTCGCAAGGGCGCACAATTTGAAACTTCAGTAATGAAGTGGTTGCGGTCGGTTGGAGTATTTGCTGAACGATTAACTAAAGCTGGTGCAAAAGATGAAGGCGATATTGTTTGCATCGTTGCTGGACAAACTTATGTTTTAGAACTTAAAAATAGAAAAAAGATTGACCTTCCCGCTTTTTGGGAAGAGGCGAAGGTCGAAGCAGCTAACTACGCCAAAGCAAGAAATCTCCCAACAACTCCACCTGCTTATGTCATTATCAAACGGCGTAATGCGGGTATTGAAAAATCTTGGGTAGTTGAAGATTTCACGCAATGGATTGAAAGGAAGAGTGGGTGAGAGGTTTTGACTTCACATCAATTCTTCCCAATTTTCCACTTGCGGAATGTCGTAAGGTCGAAGACCCCGACTTGTTTTTTCCAGATGGAAAAGTATCAGAGGCAAACAGTCTCCCAATCGCTCGCAGTATTTGCGAAGGTTGTATTTATCGAAAGGAGTGCTTGGAATACGCGCTCTCATTTGAAATCTTTGACGGTATTTGGGCTGGTACTACACCTGCTCAACGGAAACGAATGGTTGTGAAAACTCGCAATCCTCGTAAGCCATATACCATTGCCTTCAGAATAAGGCAATTAGATGAAATGGGGCGCTCGCCAAAACAAATAGCAGAAGCAGTTGATTGCGATACTTCTTATGTAACTATCGTTCTCAAAAGATTTGCTTCAGCGAAATTGAAAGGAGCAATCCAATCACAACTCAAAAACGAAGAACAATCAAAAGGCTTGCAATCATCATCGCGGTATCAGCAATGACATCAATGGTGGTGAACGCCTTAACAACTTTAACGCCAGCTATTCCTAGTGGTGTGATTTACAAAGAGCGACCTGCAATTGAGCAGGTTAATCCAAAGGAATTAGCAAGAGAATTGCTAACTTCCAAACAATACTTATGTTTTACCAAGTTGGTTGGCAAAGAGTCAGCTTGGAAGAATGCAAAGAATCCGTCAAGTTCGGCGCGTGGCGTTGGACAACTCCTTGCCTCTACCTATCGCAACCTCGGAATGAAACATTCTGAGGCACGGGTGGCGCAAACTGTCGCTGCCTTAGCCTACATTGGGCGCAAATATGGGTCATCAGGCCCTTGTGGGGCTTGGAAACATTTTCAAACCCACTCTTGGTATTAAAAATCTAGGGGGATTTTAATGTCAGTCGAAATCGAAACAGGCGTTGTTGCTTTTGATGATGCCACCGCGCAATGGTTGAAGCAATATCGGGATGCTTTAATCCGTATCAAAGAATGGCAAGAGGTTGCCGACATCGCAAGGTCGCACTTAGAGAGCGCACTTGGCGATGCTGAAACTGGTATTTATCAGGGGCAATCTGTTGTTCGCTGGACATCTGTTGAATCGTCAAGATTTGATGTCAAAAAGGCTAGAGAAATCTTGCCTGAAAATGTTGTTGATTTATTACAAACAACATCCATATCGCGCCGCTTCACTTTAGTAAATCAAGATGAAGTATGAGTCGTAGTAGGATAATTCATCCAGAACCTTTAGATGACAATACGCCTTTTACTCCATTCATAGAAGAAGAAACTGAAGAGGATGACGATTGATGTTCACAGCTCCACATAAACCAGGAATAAGTTTAGGTAATGAACTTGCGAAGATTATTACCGATGCAGGAACCTATGCTCCGCGTTCCAAACAAATAGCAATAGGGCCTTCTGAGATGGGTGTCGAATGCACTCGGAAACTTGCATACAAACTTCTTGATTGGGAAAAGGTCAATGAAGG